AGAAAACCAAAAAATAAAAAATAAAATTTAATACAATGAAAATAAAAAAAGACGAACTAAAAGAATTACAAGATAGAGTTTCTAACATTAATCAAGCTAAGCTTAGACTTGGTACTTTAGAAACACAAAAGGTAGTAATAGCACAAGCTATTATAAATTTACAGAGACAACTAGAAGAGTTTCATCAGAAGATGGATGTGTTGTACGGTAAGGGTGATAAGTTGAACATTGATGTTAACTCAGGTGAATATCAAAAAATAGAGGAAGATGAAACTAATAAGAAAAATTAGTGTTGGCAAAGATTACAAGAACGATGCTATGCACTATTCTGTAGGTCAAGAGGTTTATGGCGGGCACACTATTTGTGATATCATAGACGGTAAAGACAAATATAGTGTGTTTATTAAAAAAAATGAAGACGTATTACCATGGAAAGACTTTAATAAAAACATGGCAATATCAGTCGAGTATAACCTAGAGTATTGAAAGGGTTATTTGACTTTATCATAACACCAAAAGGTAAACGCTACAACAACACGAAACAAGTAGGTGATACTAAACTCGTGCTGAACGCTTCAATAGAAGATCATTTAATGATAAACCGTACAGGAGTTGTAAAAGCGTTACCTAAAGTTGGTGATACTAATATACAAATTGGTGATGAAGTAATTCTTCACCATAATGTATTTAGACGTTGGTATAACGCAGAGGGCTTAGAGAAAAACAGTAGAAGCTTTATAGACGAGCATACATACTGTGTTGCTAAAGACCAAATATTTTTATATAAAAGTAAAGGTATATGGACTGCGCCTGATGAGTATTGTTTTGTAAAACCAATAAAATCATATGAGAAGTTTAGTGAGGAAAAAGAACAACCTTTGATTGGTGTTTTAAAATATTCTAATAATTCCTTAGACGCGCTAGGAATAACAAAAAATACTTTAGTGGGGTTTAGTCCCAATAGTAAGTTTGAGTTTGTTATAGAGCGCGAGAGGTTATATAGAGTGTTAACTAATTCAATTACAATTAAATATGAATATCAAGGACAAGAAGAAGAATATAATCCAAGCTGGTTATAAGGCGGTTGATGAATTAATTAAAGTAGCCAAAGAAGAAATTATAGATACAGAAGAAGATGTATCAGCTGATAGATTAAAAAATGCAGCAGCAACTAAAAAGCTAGCTATATTTGATGCGTTTGAAATATTAAACAAAATACAAGACGAGCAGAATATGTTAGATGGTAAATTGAAAGAAGATAAGCCACAAGCTTTTGGCGGCTTTGCTGAAAACAGATCTACATAATGTACAACCAAACATTATACAAAATTGTTCAACCAATAAAGTTAACAACTGTTAATAGGTTAAACAAAAGTAAAAAGTGGAAGTACGGGTATAATAAAGAACACGACATTGTTGTTATATCTAAGACAGGGCAGATTGGTGATATAATAGAAATACAAAACTTTCAAATAGCATTACCAAAAGCGCCAAAGAAAATACATAAGTTTGAAAATGACAAATGGCAAGTGATGCCATACCCAAAAGAACTCAATAAGATAAAATCAATATTTGATTGGAGAGAATATCCTGGTGAGTTTAAAAACAAATATATTGATTACATAGAGGATGAATTTAAAAGAAGAGAAAATGGTTTCTGGTTTTATAACAAGGGTGTTGCTACTTATGTTACTGGTACTCATTACATGTACCTCCAATGGTCAAAGATTGACGTTGGACACCCTGATTTTAGAGAAGCAAATAGATTATTCTTTATATTCTGGGAAGCTTGTAAATCAGATACAAGATCATATGGCATGTGTTACCTTAAAAACAGACGATCTGGTTTTTCATTTATGGCCTCAGGTGAAATCGTTAACCTTGCCACAATATCATCAGATGCAAGATTCGGTATATTATCTAAGTCTGGTGCCGACGCTAAAAAGATGTTCACGGATAAAGTTGTTCCAATATCAGTCAACTATCCTTTCTTTTTCAAACCTATACAGGATGGAATGGACAGGCCGAAGACAGAGTTGGCGTACAGAGTACCAGCGTCTAAGCTTACAAGAAGAAAGCTTACCGTTGCTGCCAGCGATCAACCAGAAGAACTTACCGGTCTTGATACGACTATCGATTGGAAAAACACCGGTGATAATTCATATGATGGTGAGAAACTAAAACTTCTTGCACATGATGAATCAGGCAAGTGGGAAAGACCAGATAATATATTAAACAACTGGAGAGTAACTAAAACAACTCTAAGATTAGGTAGTAGAATCATAGGTAAGTGTATGATGGGTAGTACTTGTAATGCACTAGATAAAGGTGGTGATAATTTTAAGAAATTATATTATAACTCTGACGTAACTAAAAGAAATAAAAATGGCCAAACAGCTTCAGGACTATATTCGTTTTTTATACCAATGGAGTGGAACTATGAAGGATTTATGGATGAGTATGGCTTACCTGTGTTTGATACACCAGATAACGAGATCCACGGCCCACACAACGACATTATTGATACTGGCGTTATAGATCACTGGCAAAATGAAGCAGATGGTTTAAAAAATGATCAAGATGCATTAAACGAGTTTTACAGACAGTTTCCAAGATCTGAAGAACATGCGTTTAGAGATGAAACAAAGAATAGTATATTTAATCTAGTAAAAATATACGAACAAATAGATTACAACGAAGAAACAAATCAAGGTGTATCTACTGGTAATTTTCAGTGGGTTAACGGGGTAAAAGATTCAAACGTACAATTTTACCCAGATCCAGGCGGTAGATTTAAAGTTAGTTGGGTACCACCGTCACATTTGCAAAATAAAGTAATTGACAAAAACGGAACTAATTATCCAGGCAATGAACACATGGGTGCTTTTGGTTGTGATAGTTATGATATATCAGGTACTGTAGACGGTTTAGGATCTAATGGTGCTTTACATGGATTAACAAAGTTTAGTATGGAGGACGCGCCTCCTAGTCAATTCTTTTTAGAGTACGTGGCTAGACCAGCAACCGCTGAAATATTTTTTGAAGATGTTTTAATGGCATTAGTGTTTTATGGCATGCCAATACTTGCAGAGAATAACAAACCACGTTTATTGTATCATTTAAGAAGACGCGGTTATAGAGGTTATTCAATGAATAGGCCAGATAAAGTTTGGAATAAACTATCAACCACAGAAAAAGAAATAGGTGGTATACCAAATTCTAGTGAAGATATAAAGCAAGCTCACGCGGCAGCAATTGAAACTTACATACAACAAAATGTAGGTTTAAAGTCAGATGGAGGTTGTGGTAACATGTATTTTAACAGAACACTAAATGATTGGTCGAGGTTTGATATTACTAAGCGTACTAAGTTTGATGCTACTATTAGCAGCGGGCTTGCTATTATGGCATGTAATAGACACCTTTATCAGCCGAATAAAAAGATTCAAAAAGCAAAAGTAGACTTAAGTTTTTCAAAGTATAATAACGAAGGTTTTACTTCACAAATAATAAAATAAAAGATGAACACAAAAAGTGCACAAAATTATTTTCCAAGTCAAGTAGTCAGTGATCAAGAAAAGAACAGCTACGAGTACGGATTAAAAGTAGGTCAAGCAATTGAAGCTGAATGGTTTGGTAAGGACTTTAATTCTAATAGATTTAGTTTAAACCAACAAGATTTTCACAAGTTAAGATTATATGCAAGAGGCGAACAATCAGTTCAAAAATATAAAGATGAATTATCAATTAACGGTGATTTATCATATCTAAATCTAGACTGGACACCAGTCCCTGTAATTCCAAAATTTGTTGATATTGTTGTTAATGGTATAGCAGAAAGGGCTTATGATATTAAAGCATATTCTCAAGATCCATTTGGTGTTCAAAAAAGAACTGAATATATGGAGTCAATAATAAGAGACATGCAAACGGCAGAGTTTCAAGATGAGGCTATAAATCAGTTTGGTATTAATCTATATGAAAACGATAAAGCAGAATTACCTGGTTCACAAGAAGAGTTAGAGCTTCACATGCAATTAACTTATAAGCAATCAATAGAAATAGCAGAGGAGCAAGCAATAAACGTTTTGTTTGATGGTAATAAATACGATCAAACATTAAAAAGATTGTATTATGATATAGCGGTGCTTGGTATAGCTGCCGTTAAAAATAACTTTGATACATCATCAGGTATAACAGTTGATTATGTTGATCCTGCTAATTTAGTATACTCATACACTGAGTCTCCGTATTTTGATGATATATATTACTGTGGTGAAGTAAAAAATATACCTATAAACGAGTTAAAAAAACAATTTCCACAATTAACAAATGAAGATTTATTGGAAATAGAAGATCAACCACATCAAAATGCATACGCGGCAAATAGATACAGTTCATCATACAATGATAATAATGTTGATAATAATATCGCTCAAGTATTATATTTTAATTATAAAACATATAACAATGAAGTATATAAGTTAAAACAAACAGGTACGGGTGGTTCAAAGGCTATACAAAAAGATGATTCATTTGAAGCTGTTGGTGAAGTTCCATTTGAAAAATTATCTAACTCACTAGAAGTTCTATACGAAGGAGCATTAATATTAGGTACAAAAAAATTATTAAAGTGGAATTTAGCTCAAAACATGTTAAGACCAAAGAGTGATTATACTAAGGTTAAAATGAATTATGCTATACATGCACCGAGAATATACAAGGGAAGAATAGAATCATTAGTAAAAAGGGTAACAGGTTTTGCTGATATGATACAGCTAACTCACTTAAAGTTACAACAAGTAATGTCAAGATTAGTACCTGATGGTGTTTACTTAGATGCCGACGGTTTAGCTGAAGTTGATTTAGGTAACGGTACAAATTATAATCCACAAGAAGCATTAAATATGTTCTTCCAAACTGGTAGTATCATAGGTAGATCAATAACGCAAGAAGGTGATCCTAACCCTGGTAAAGTTCCTATACAAGAAATATCAAGTGGTAGTGGTGGTCAAAAGCTACAAAGTTTAATCACTACATACAATTATTATTTACAAATGATAAGAGATGTAACTGGATTAAACGAAGCTAGAGATGCTAGCACACCAGATGCAAACGCTTTAGTAGGTGTACAAAAACTAGCAGCTGCAAATTCAAACGTTGCAACAAGGCATATATTGCAAGGCGGTTTATTTTTAACATCAGAACTAGCAGAAAACTTATCATTGAGAATATCAGATGTTATAGAGTATTCACCAACAAGAGACGCATTTATACAAGCAATTGGCGCACACAACGTAGCAACATTAGCAGAGCTAAGTGAATTACACTTGTATGACTTTGGTATATTCTTACAGTTACAACCTGATGAAGAAGAAAAACAATTATTAGAAAACAATATACAAATGGCTTTACAAGCTAATAGTATAGAACTTGAAGATGCAATTGATATTAGAGAAGTTAGAAATATAAAGCTTGCAAATCAATTACTAAAGTTAAGACGTAAAAAGAAAATAGAAAGAGATCAAGCTATAGCACAGCAAAACATACAACAACAAGCTCAAGCTAACGCACAAGCACAACAGGTTGCCGCTCAAGCTGAAGTTCAAAAACAACAAGCTATACAAGCGCTGGAGCTACAAAACAATGCACAGCAAGCTGAACTTGACGCTAACAAATTACAACTTGAAGCTGAACTTAAAAAACAATTAATGGAGCAAGAGTTTCAGTATAACTTACAACTAAAGCAAGCTGACAAACAAGCTGCAAGGGCTATGGAAGAAGGTCGTGAAGATAGAAAAGACACAAGAGTTGTGATGCAAGGTATGGAGCAAAGAAAAACTGCTGCATCAAAAAATAAAAATTTTGAATCTTCAGGTAATGATATAATAAGTGGAGATATTGGTTTAGGAAGATTCGAACCAAGTTAATGTTTAACAAATAAATAAATAATAATGGCAATAGTAACTAATGATTGGACTGGTAAGATAACTGGATCTGTTTTTACAACAGCGTCTAGTGATGCTATAAAACCTCCTACGGGTCATGTATTTGTAGCTATAACAGCTTTAACAGCAACAGATTTTGATAGCTCAGGTGGCTTGGTTGCAGATGACGCAACTGTTTGGGCTAACTCTGAAGGAGCAGCTAATGATGCAGATGCTGACGCTGAAACAACAAGTTTAGGATCTGGTGGTGTGCAAATAACACAAACTAATGTAGATGTTCCAGCTGGTGTAACAATTTACGGTAGATATACTGAGATCGATATAAACGCTGGACAAATTATAGCATACATAGGAAAAGCTTAAGAAATTGTACGAGAGTACATATGTTTAATTTTATAATATTATATTATGGCAAAAGATGAAAACGTCAAGATAGACGAAAAAAACGCCGAGTCACCACAAGGTGATGCTAAGGTAAAAAAACCTCGTCTTAAAAAGTTTCAACAAGATGATACACCTATAAAGGTAAATCTTGCTGAACCTAAAGAAGAAGAGGTTAAAGAAGAACAACCTAAAGAAGAAGTGAAACAAGAGGAAAAACCTGTTGTTGAAGAGATAGTAGAAGAGAAGAAAGAAGAGGTTGTTGAAGAGAAAGAAGCTCCAGTTTTAGAAGAAATAACTGACGAGAAAGTAGAAGAAAAGGTAGAAGAAGTACAGGAAGCAGTTGAAGAGGCGATTGAAAAAGCAGAAGAAGCTGGGGAAGAGTTACCAGAAAACATCCAAAAGCTTATGAAGTTTATGGAAGAAACTGGTGGTGATCTTGAGGATTATGTTAAATTAAATCAAGACTATAGTAAGTTTGATGACACAGCGTTATTAAGAGAATACTATAAACAAACAAAACCACATCTAGCAAGTGATGAAGTAGATTTCTTAATGGAAGATAACTTTACTTACGACGATGAGGCTGATGATCCAAAAGATATCAAGCGAAAGAAATTAGCGTTTAAAGAGCAAGTTGCCGACGCTAAAGCCCAATTAGACAGGCAAAAGTCTAAATACTATGAGGAAATTAACGCTGGTGTTAAGTTAACACCTGACCAACAAAAGGCTGTTGATTTTTTTAATAGATACAATGAAGAACGAAGTAAGCAGGATAAGATTGTAGAAAAACAAAAAACTACATTTGATCAAAAAACTAAAGATGTATTTAATAAAAACTTTAAAGGTTTTGAATATAGCATAGGTGAGAAAAGATTTAGATTTAATGTTAAAGATGCAAGTAATGTCAAAGAGCAACAAGGTGATATTAATAATTTTGTTAACAAATTTGTTGACAACAAAAGTAATACCATATCTGATGCAAAAGGATATCACAAATCTTTGTTTACAGCAATGAACGCTGACGCTGTTGCGAATCATTTTTACGAACAAGGTAGAGCTGATGCTATAAAAGATAGTATCGCAAAAGCAAAAAATGTTAACATGGATCCTAGACAAGGTCTTGGTGAAGTTGAAGCAGGAGGCCTTAAAGTAAAAGTTTTACAAGACAACGATATGAGTTCATTTCGTTTTAAACCAAAATCAAAATAAATTTTAACAATTATAAATATAAATAATTATGGCAGCAATTACTCCAACAGGTGGATCGGCGTTAAATAGCGTACCTTCACCAGTTAAAGCGGCAATAACTACTAACTATTTAGATTTTACATCTGGTAGTAATGACTGGTCTCAGCAGTACTTACCTGATCTAATTGAACAAGAAGCAGAAGTATATGGTAAAAGAACTATATCTGGTTTCTTATCGGCAATTGGGGCAGAAGAGGCAATGAGCTCAGATCAAGTGGTTTGGACAGAACAAGGTAGGTTACACCTTTCGTATAAAGTAACAGGATATGCAACAGGATCCAACACTGGTGACCTTACTTTAGGTGCGGCTCCAGGATCAAGCGCAGCAGCAGCAGCTACTCACGGTATCAGAATTGGTCAAACAGTTCTAGTATCTGATGGTCAAGCTAATGCAGTAGTATTTAGAGCGTTAGTAACGCACTTACCAGCAGGTAATAAAATCACAATAGCTCCTTATACAACAGGTCATGCTTCAGGTGATATTGCAGATGTTTCAGGTATCAACACAACAACTCTAGCAGCAAGTGGTAGAGTATTTGTTTATGGTTCTGAATTTGGTAAGGGAACTAATGGTATGGGCGAAACTGCTGGTAACAACCCAGTTATGCCTCAGTTTAATACGTTTAACAACAAACCAATTATCTTAAAAGATCATTATTCAATTTCTGGATCTGATACTTCAAGAATCGGTTGGGTTGAAGTTGGCGCAGAAGACGGTACTTCAGGATACTTATGGTATCTAAAAGCAGAAGCTGAAACTAGATTAAGGTTTGCTGATTATCTTGAAATGTCTCTTTTAGAGTCAGAAAAAGGTACAGTCGGTGGATCGGTAGCAGATTCAACAATTAACGGTGCAGGAGAATCATTCGGTACTGAAGGTTTGTTTAAAGCTATCACTACAAGAGGTCATGTGACTTCAGGTATTGCAGGAACTAGTGCAGTAGATGACTTAGGATCTTTTGATGAGATTCTTAAAAAGTTTGACGAGCAAGGTGCTATTGAAGAGTACATGCTTTATTGTAACAGAACAGTATCATTAGCAATTGATGATATGTTAGCAGCTCAGAACTCTTACGGGTCTGGTGGTACATCTTACGGTGTATTCAGCAACTCTGAGGATATGGCATTGAATTTAGGTTTCTCTGGATTTAGAAGAGCATCATATGACTTCTACAAATCAGATTGGAGATATTTAAATGATATTTCATTAAGAGGTCAAGACGCTTTCAATGATATCAGAGGTGTTTTAATCCCAGCTGGTACTTCAACAGTATATGATGAAGTAGTTGGTAGAAGCATGCGAAGACCTTTCTTACACGTAAGATATAGAGCTTCACAAACTGATGACAGGAGAATGAAAACATGGATAACAGGTTCAGTAGGTGGAAACATCACATCTGATCTTGATGCTATGGAAATCAACTTCTTATCAGAAAGATGTCTAGTAGTACAAGGAGCTAATAACTTCATGTTACTTAACTAATACTTTTTAAAAGAGTTAGGCGCTTCGGCGCCTAGCCCTTTTTATTTTTTTAATATTTAATTTTATTATATCATGGCAAAAAAACAAACAAAAAAAGCGGTAGCTATAGAAGAACCTGTAGTTGCTGTAAAAGAACAACCTAAGAAAAAAGATTCTTGGGAAATGAAGGATAGGAATTACTATTTACTTAGAGATTTAAATCCTTTAACATACACTATAAGATCAAGAGGTATATTTTATTTTGATGAAGAGAAAGGATATGAGAGGGAGTTAAAATATACAATCAACCAAAGAACACCATTTGTAGATGAGTTCAAAGGTGATGCAAGACTTGGTCATATTGTATTTGAAAATGGTGCACTATATGTACCAAAAGAAAAACAAACATTACAGAAACTATTATCACTATATCATCCAGATAGAAACACTTTGTTCCAAGAACAAAACTTAGTTAAAGAAGCTGAAGATGATATGGATTACCTTAACTTAGAAATAGAAGCTTTAAATCTAGCTAGAGACATGGACGTTGATAGAGCAGAAGCAATACTAAGAACAGAACAAGGTAGTGAAGTTTCAAAGTTAACTTCTAAAGAACTAAGAAGAGACATATTAGTGTTTGCTAAACAAAATGCAGAATTGCTTATTGAGTTAGCAAATGATGAAAATGTTCAGCTTAGAAACTTTGGAATCAAGTGTGTTGAATTAGGATTAATAACTTTATCTGGAGACAACAGGGTCTTTACATGGGCCAAGACAGGTAGAAAAGTTATGAATGTTCCTTTTGATGAACATCCATATTCAGCTTTAGCAGCTTGGTTTAAAACCGATGAAGGTTTAGAAGCTTACAACAATTTAGAAAAAAGATTAAGCTAATTAATCACTTTATAGAGTAGTCACTCTATTGGGTGACTACACTATATAAAAAGAAATTATGGCAGTAAATATAAACACGGTATATACTAGAGTTCAGTCAATTGCAAACAAAGAGCAAAGAGGTTATCTTACGCCTATTGAATACAACAGATTTGCAAATCAAGCACAATTAGAAATATTTGAACAGTACTTTTTTGATTTAGATCAGTATCTAAGAAGACCAGGTAATGACACTAGACATGCAGACTCTGTAACTAGTTTACAAGAAAAAATAGCATTGTTTGAGGTTTTTGACACTGATTTAGGTTCATACAGTAGTGGTTATAGTTTACCCGCAGCTCTTCATAAACTATCAACAGTTGAATACTATGTCAGCTCTACAGAAGCTCATGAGTGTGAAACTGTAACAAAAAAAGATTTTAGATTATTATTAAAGAGTAATATATTATTACCTACAGATACAAATCCTATATACACAAGAACAGGAAATACAATTAAAGTTTACAAAGGCAAAGCAACAACACCATTTTACGAAGAACTAACAACAGCATCAAAGGTTAAAGTTGATTATATAAAACAACCTACAACAGTTAACTGGGCTTATTATTTAGATGCAAACAACGATGCTTTATATAACGCAACAGGATCAACTAACTTTGAGTTACACGGATCAGAAGAACCAGCTTTAGTTATTAAAATATTAGAACTAGCAGGTGTCGCAATGAAGTCAACTGATGTTTACCAAATAGGTGACAAAGAAAATATTGAAGATATACAACAACAAAAAGGATAATTAAATGGCAGGATTATTTCAAAAAACACAAGAAGCATATTACCAACAAAGTCAAAGTACTTTTAGTACAGAGCCAAATGGTAGTCAACGAGCGTTTACTTTAACAACTGTTTTCTTTCCTAGCATACCAAGTGCTAAGACAGATATCAGAGTTTTTGTTAACAGCGTTGAAATAGATACTGATAATTATAGTTACGATGGATCTACGGGTGTAATAACTTTTTCAGGTAATACAAACAACACTAATGAGCTTGAAAGTAATGGAGCACCAAAAGCAAATGCTACATTAAGAGTACAAGAAAGAGCATTAGGTGAAAGCTTTGGTACATATCAATACGTTTCATTAGATGATGTTGTAAATAACTTTTTAATAGCTTATGTAGGTGAAAACAAAGTAATACCAAAAGTAAAAAGAACAGATGTTTTATTTCATGCTAGAAGAGGTTTAGCTGAGTTTAGTTATGACACTTTAAAATCTAGAAAATCACAAGAAATAGATGTGCCACCATCTCTTATAATACCTCTACCTCATGATTATGTTAATTATGTTGGTTTACAATTAGTTGATGGACAAGGTATATATAAAAGATTATACCCTACAAGATATACAAATAACCCCACATCTTTATTACAAGATGATAATTACGATTATCTATTTGATGGTGATGGCAATGCTTTAACAAAATCACCTTCAGAAGCATGGAATAAATTTAAAGAAGCAAACAACACAGGTACAGAAACAACATCAAGATCATTGAATCTTAGTGACGACACAGATATAGAATTTAGGTTTAATGAAGGTAAACGATATGGAATATCACCAGAGTTTGCACAGGATAACGGTACTTTTTATATTGATGAGGTACAAGGTAGAATACACTTAAGTGGTGATTGTAGTGGCCATCATTTAGTTATTAATTATATATCAGACACATTAGGAACTGATGGTGAAATGCAAATACATAAGTTTGCTGAAGAAGCTTTATATAAACATATAGCATATGCAATAGCTAGCACACACACTTCAGTTCAACCAACATACGTTGCTTTATTAAAAAAAGAAAGATTTGCAGCACTACGTAATGCTAAAATAAGATTATCAAATCTTAAATCAGAGGAGTTAGCTCAGATAATGAGAAACAAATCTAAATGGATTAAACGCTAATAGAATATGCCAGAGTTTAGACGAGAATTTTTAAAATCCAAGATGAATAAAGACTTGGATGAAAGACTAGTACCACCAGGTGAATACAGAGACGCCTTAAACATTGAAGTTTCAACATCAGAAACTTCTGATGCTTTTGCTATAGAAGCGTCAAATGGTAATTCTAAAATAACAGCATCAACAGTCTTTGATGGCTACACTAACCCTAAATGTATTGGAGCAGCGAGAGATACGGAGAATAACAAGATATATTGGTTTGTTACGTCTGATAATAAAGATGCTATATTAGAATACGACGCAAACTCAAGCGTAGTATCACCTGTTGCTGTTGCTGTTAAGGCAACTAGCGATGTTTTTAAGTTTAGTGAAAACTTTTTAATAACAGGTATAAACATAATTGATGATCTATTATTCTTTACTGACGACAACTCTGAACCAAAAAAATTAAATATAAATAGATTTAAAGCAGCTACTAATGGTGACTTTGATACGCATACACAAATATATGGTGGTAATTTATTGGAAGAACATGTTACTACAATAAAGAAATATCCTAAGTCTTCACCAAATTTATCTATAAAAAGAACATTAAGAGATGGTATAGTTGATTCAACTTTTATAGATACAGATGGAGATAAGTTTGTTGAAGCTGATGAGTCAACAACACCAAAAGCTATAGGTAGTGAGATTGTTTTAGTTTTGTCAGGTCAACCAGATTATAAAGAAAATGACATATTAAAGGTTACAACAACTGATAACTCAACTGTATATACAGCAAGAGTTAGCATTAAGTCTATAGATGATATAAGCAGCACTAGTCAAACAATAACAGTTATATTATTATCAACGTCAGATGAAATGTTAAGCTCTGATAAACAATTGTGGAACATTGAGCTTGAAGAAGGTGATTCGTTTTTTCAAGATAAGTTTCCTAGGTTCGCGTATAGGTGGAAATATAACGATGGTGAGTATTCTGCATTTTCACCTTTTACAGGTGTAGCGTTTATACCTGATGACGAAGATTTTATATACAACATGGAAGAAGGCCATAATGTTAATATGGTTAACAACGTTAGAAAAATTACTTTAAATACTTTTGACACGTTACCAGCTGATGTAATAGAAGTTGATGTTTTATATAAAGAATCTAACGCCGCTAATATTTATTTAGTTTCTACATTAAAAAATAAAGAAAAGTCTATAACAATCACGTCTGAACAAATAGAAAAAACTATTGAATCAAATCAATCATTAAGACCTTATGATAATGTACCACGTAAAGCTAAAGCGCAAGAGATTACAGCTGGTAGATTAATGTATGGTAACTACCTTCAAAACAATACATTTAGAGAAGCTGTTAAAATAAAATTAACAAATACGCCTACAGAGGTTGATAGGGACTCACCTCAACCATCTGCTAAAAGCTTACGAACATATCAAGTTGGTGTTGTTTACTTAGACGAGTTTGGTAGACAGTCACCTGTTTTTACTGGCACAGATAGTTCTTTAAAATTAGATGGAACGTACGCCGATAAAAAGAATACGTTAAAAGCAAAGATTAATTCTGATGCACCATCTTGGGCAACTCATTATAAGTATTACATAAAAGAAAATTCAAACGAGTATTATAACGTTATAATGGACAGGTTTTATGAGGGTGAAGAAGATAACTTCTGGTTAAGTTTTCCATCATCAGAAAGAAACAAGCTAACAGAAGATGATTACTTGATACTTAAAAAACAAAACGGTAAAAACGTTGCGTTTGATCCAGATGAATATGGTTTTAAATCTAAGAAATATAAAATATTAGACATACAAAACAGTCCACCAGAATTTATAGCAAAGAAAAAAGAGTTAGTTGGTGAATTATCTGATGCTAGTACATTATTTCCAAATACATTAGTTGGTCATCCACGTGAAGGTTTTAGAACGTTTAGAGTTGCTGGTGATAAAATAGGTATTGATGATAGCGAGTTAAGAGATTTAGCTAGTAACGATAACTTCTTTAATCAAAATAAGTTTATACGTATTACAGACATAACAGATGTGCGTGCTAGTAATTATTATCAAATAGAAAAGGTAACTAAGTTTGATAATAGTGGTGGTAGTGATTTTAATGACGCTGATGATTACTATGAGTTTACGTTAGTAAAAAAGTTTGGTGCTGATGTTAACTGGGTAGGTACAAAGGATAGCAGAGTTAGTGGTTTAAAGTTACAGTTATTTTCTGAAGAAGTAATAATACAAAACGAAGAGTTTTCGGGTAGATTTTTTGTAAAGCTAAAACGTGATGATGTTATAGCAGAGAATATATTTGGTGGACCATCTGATGAGTTTGATCAAGTGGCTGAAGCTAAATTTAAATTGTTTGACTTTAACGACAGTAAGGCTGCTACTAAAACATTAACATCTAAACAGGCTGATACTAACATACTATATATAGATGATGCAAGAAGAAGTGATTTTGCTGGTGCTGGTTTTGTTATAGAACATGACTTAGATAAAAGCGGTAACAAGCCAACGGGTGATTTGGCAGCTGGCACAGCAGCATTTACTGTCAAAGGAGCTAACGGTAAATTTGTAGAAGAAAATACAGTTGTTGGTCCTAAAAAAGGTAATAACAGATTAACGCTACGTTATATAGATTACGGCGATGATAGAAAAAATTCAGATACTACAGCGCCAAAAGAAAGAGACTTTACAGCAAGAGACGATGAGAATAAAAGAATAACAGGTCAAACTGACTTTCAGTTTCATGAAATGCTACGTGGACAAAAGGGAATATATTTATCTTTTGCCGGTGATCCTAATCAACATAGGATAAGAATTAGAAGTATAAAATTAAGCTCTGTAAGAAACTTTAACTCTACAAGGAGGCATGCTAGTAGTGCAAATAGAGGTATAAGATATGATATAGTTTTAGAATCACCAATTGTATGGGGACCATTAGCATCACAAACTGGTGGTACTGATGGTGGTAACTTACGTGTAGATGGTTTAGGTACTGGCCAAGTGTTTCCAATAAGAAAAAGACTTAATTATGCTACAATAAAGCTATGGAGAAAAAGGACTAATCAAGTTCAAAAGAAAACTGGTAACCCTGCTGTGTGGGAAACAGAACCAAAACCTTCTATAGTTGATCTTGATTTATATTACGAGGCAAGTGACGCTTACGCAATAGCAGACCATGGTACCGAGCAAAACCTAGGTAACAATAGAAACGGCAGTAAGATATGGTATAACTGTTTTAGTTTTGGTAACGGTGTTGAATCAGATCGAATTAGAGATGACTTTAATGGCATACGTTTTGATAAAGGTGCTACCGCATCAGCAACACTTGATGAGCCTTTTGCAGAAGAAAGAAGAAAATCAAGCATAATATACTCAGGTGTATTTAACTCTACAAGTGGTGTTAATAAACTAAATCAATTTATACAAGCAGAAAAAATAACAAAAGATTTAAATGATGCGTATGGCTCTATACAGAAGCTGCATAGTAGAGATAATGACATTACCGTTTTATGTGAGGATAAAGTATTAAAAGTACTAGCTAATAAAGATGCTATATTTGAAGCAGACGGTGACTCTAGATTAGTGTCAACAAATAATGTTTTAGGTCAAGCAGTACCTTACGCTGGTGACTTTGGTATAAGTAAAAATCCAGAATCATTTGCTGACTTTAGCTTTAGAAGCTATTTCTCTGATAAAGATCGAGGTAAAGTGTTAAGATTATCAATTGATGGTTTAACTGATATCTCTGGTAAAGGTATGGGTGATTACTTTAGTGATAACTTATCGTTAGCTGATACTGTTATTGGTAATTACAACGAAGATAATAATAGCTATAACATAACATTAAATAATGACACTGTTAGTTTTAAAGAGGCTGTAGACGGTTGGCCAAGTAGAAAGTCTTACATACCAGAATATGGTATATCACTTAACAATACTTACTACACGTTTAACAACGGTGATCTTTATGAACACACTAATGACGTTAATAAGAATACATTTTATGGGGCTGCACAAGCAGACTCAACCATAGACGTTCTATTTAATGAAAATAGAAACGCTATAAAGAAATTTAAAACGCTAAATTACGAAGGTGATAGTGGCTGGGTAGCAGATGAAATAACAACAGATCAAGAGACTGGCGCTGACGTTAGTTTTAAAGCAAAGGAAAACAAGTACTTTGCACATATGAAACATGTTAAGAAACATAAAGTTACAATTGACATAGGTAACAGTGATGGCGGTAATATAATAATACCTGATGGTCAAAACATTAATATACTACCTGGTGCAACAGCTTCAACCTCATTTACATTTATTGTGAAACCAAAATCAGGTTATAAGTTTGATTCAGCGTTTACATTTGGAAGTTTTAATGAAAATTATTTAGTACCTCATCTCACAGAAGCATCAATAAATTCAGATGGTAATATGGTTATTGCTACGCAATTAAGTAGCTTTAAAATGATACCTGAAAATATTGAATTAGATTTACCACTTGTAACGTCAGGTAAAATATCTACTAACTCATTTACTTTAGCTGGTACGTTCAATAAGACAATACAAAATTCTTCTGTAAATGACATTAATGGTGGTGGTACTATATCAGCAGGCGCAGCAGATGGTTCGTCATGGACTACTTCTGGTACTAGTAATACAAGTACAACTTTAATGAATATATTAGTTACGCCTCACTCTAACCACGAATTTACAGATGATAATCTACCACAACTAATTGTGACTGGTGAAATTAATGATAACTACGAAATAACTGGACCTACAGCTCAAGCCAACGGTTATACATTTAAAGTTGTTGGGTCAAGGGTTAATAAAAATCTTACAGCAGAAAATATTAAATTAATATCTAAACCAAATAAAGCTGTTAGTCTTGAGACTAATGCTATATGGGGCGCAGATATATCACAAGAAGATTTTGCTAAGGATGAAGAAGAAAGAGAGATAATAGTTAGAGGATCTGTTGGCGCACAAGTTTTGTTAGGAGCAAGTATTGTATCTTCAACAGGTACTGACCTTGCTATTAATATATTAAACGGTAGTGGCTTTTCAACAGGTCAAAAGACGTTAACAATAGGTGATAACGGTGAAGCAAAAGCAATAATAAAGGTAACAGCTAACGGCACAAGTGGAAGACGAAACGTGTTTATATTACTTAGCGAAACTACAGGTTACGTAATAACAGATGAGTTTGATAACTCTGATGGCGCAGATGATTCTAAAGTATTATACACTATACCGCAGACATTGTTAGTACATATTAGTGGTTTTATGTTAGTAGCAGCGTCTCTAACGCCGCATAGTTCTTTTGGTTCACTACCAGCTGGACCAGCAAACAGTACGCAGCATACCCTAAGCTTAACAAACAATTCAATAATAGGTACAAGTGTAGGTACAGGTGTACAAATGCATAACGTGGCTGCTTCTACTAGTCCAATGCGACTACCTGCTAATACAGAGTTTCCTACAGAAAACAATATATTCGAGCAGACGTTTTCTCTTGCAAGAGATAATTCCGGTGACAGTGATAGTAGAATTGTTAAAGTAGATGACCTTGATATAGAAAATGACTTCTTAAAAACTGATGGTACAAACGCTTATGATTCTAGCACCGGTAATCTTATATTAGCTAACGGTAGTATATTACAAGTTATTGATCATAGATATGGTGTTATTGGTAGTGGTGGTAGAGGCGCTATAATTATACAATTTGAAATACTTAAATATGGTACAGCTGATGACTACGTTGTTTTAAAAACACAGAACGTACTTAATTTATCTCAAAATGTTGGTGGCTCAGGTTCTACAGTGTCAACAGTAACTTTAACTGGAAATCCAACTACTTATATAGCTGCTGATATAGATGAAAGAGCTGGTAATGTATTTGCTACAAAAGCAAATAACGATCCGATAACGTTTCAGTATATTGTTACGTTTACAGCCGCAGCAGCGGGTAGGTTTGTTGATGAGTTTCAGGTAACATATAGTTCACTAAGTTCAAACATAGATAACAATACATCAGATGCATATCTTTTGTTAGAAAGTGGATCAGGTGATAAGTTTGGTAGAATAAAAGAAGGTGATACAGCAATAGCTAACTTTAAAGTATTAGCTGATGGAGCAATAACAGGTGGCACAGCAGCAAGTGCAACGGTAGCAGTAAGTTTATTAAATTAAAAAATTATGAGTGCAACAATATCATTTAGTGAAATACCAGCAGACATAGAAGCAAAAAGCTCAGCTGGTTATAGCAGTTTTGACGTAGACGATAGAGCATATGATCTATTGTATGTTTCAGATATATCATCTGGTAGCATGGCTACACCTCATTTATGCGGTGCTATTATAGCAAAAAGTACTACTGTATTAACTATAGACACAAGTGTATACGGTACGGCAACTTATAATGCCACGTTAAATGAACATGCAATAGATTTAAAAGATGTGGTTAATATTGGTTTAGGCATATCAACAGCTAACAGTAGCGAGTGGGACAGTGGGTCTTGGCCTTTTACCGTCACAGGCGCAAGAGGTAACCATTACTTTTTTGTGGTTAAAGATAAAGTAGCACAAAGCAATGGCTTACTAGGTTATTACATGCAAGTTAAGATGCGACTAACACCTGGTAGCAGTAAAAAGACTGAATTATTCGCTGTAGGTAGCGAGATATTTGAAAGTAGTAAATAAAACAAAATTAATGTAATTATAATAACATGAGTGAACAAACTAGAGCGCTGAATCAAGCAATGGGTGCAATTCCTATTTCAAGACAAGGAAATATTCTTTCAAACATTGCAGACTTAAATCAACAAGTTGCTGATCGAGGTGGTGTTGATAAAATATATGGTACAGAAAAAGAAAACAAAACAAGTATGTTAGGAGATTTATCAAGTGGACAAGTAGGAGCAATAGGCCAAGGCATTGGAGGTCTAGCTAGTATAGCATCTAGTATAGTAGGTGGAAGAGCTAGAAGACAAGAACAGGCACAAGCTAGAGATGCGTACAGAAACAGGATGTCGTCGTTTGAACAAATGAATTATTATGGTAGTCAACCAATAAACCCATTTGCAAACCTTACTGTTAATCAATTACAAGCTCAATTTCAAGCAAGACAACAACAACAAATGGCAGCCAACACAATGGCACAACTTAGAGGCGCAGCGGGTGGATCAGGTATAGCCGGTTTAGCTCAAACATTATCACAGCAGCAACAAGGCAACCTAGCACAAATAGCTGGTGGTATAGGTCAGCAAGAAGCTACAAACCAAATAAATATAGCTCAGGGTGAAAACATTAGATTTCAAGCACAACAAGCAGCTGAACAAAGAGTAAGAGATAAAAACGAAACCTTATTAGCGTTAGCAACACAGAGAAAAGCAATAGCTGATCAAGCAAGAAAAGACGCTACAGAAGCATTAGTTGGTGGTATAGGTAACGTAGCAGGAGCAGCGTTAAGTTTTGTAGGCGCAGGTTAAAATAAAAAGATATGGCATTAGAATCAACGAGTATATTATTACAACAGCAAAAAGCATTAGGTGATGCTAACAAGTTTGTAGACTATAGCGAAACTATTAATAAAACTTTAGGCAAAGCTATAGAAAAAGAAGTAGAAATACGTAAGAAAGCAGAAGATACATACTCTGAAACTATGACAGCGTATGAAATAGAGAGGCTACAAACAGATGAGTATCCAGAAGACTGGGGACCACAAATGACAGCTGAGTTAAGTAAACAAAAACAAGAGTATGCTGAGGCCGCACAAATTGTTAAGACAACAAGAGATAAGACAAGTAAAGAGTATATCGATGCTGTAGCTAAAATGTCTAAGTTAAAGGTAGGCATGTCTGGCATGAGAACCAAAATAGGCTTGTGGAAAGAAAACGCGAGAGAGTTTGCTCAGTTAGCTGAAGAAGGAGCTATAACAGAAGGTTTAAGTGTAAACGAAAGAAATAAACTACTTGGTTACAATAACTCTAAAAATACAAAACCAGTTTTTAGAGATGGTAGGTTTGGTGTTGAATACAATTGGATTGATAAAGATGGTAACCCACAAACTAGCACAGCTTACGAAGGTGAAGAGCCTAGAGTTGTTGCACCTGCAACAAAAGAAATAGAAGCTATGAATGCTAAATATAACGATGCTGTTAAGCTTATAGGTGAGGGTAAATGGAACGAAACAGCATGGACACAAGACGTTAGAAACTTCACTAACACATTAAACTTTGATCAGTTAAGAAGTTTTGCCGGTGATTTTGAATCGGTAAATGGCTTACAAACATTTGATGATATAGAGTTTGTAAAAACAAGACAAGAACAATACGAAAAAACAAATCCTGATTCTGATTTTGGCAAGTGGTGGCAAGACCCTGCTAATAAAGGTGAATTAAAAGAAGGTATAACTCAGTTTTTTAAAGACACATATTTACCTAAATTTAGAGCTTTTAAAGTAGAGCAAGAGGCAACGGGCAGAAGAAACCAAGCTTACAATAGAGCTTTAGGTGGTGATAAAAACGCATTTAATGTATATAAAACAATGCAAATAAATGATGATGTTAGAAGGATGCTTAGTAGCCATAACGTGCCAAATGGTGAAGATGGTAAACTGTATATAAGTCAAATAGAGACTGTATTTAATGGTGCTGGTTTAGTTGATGCAGACGGTGCACCACTTAACATTGGATTTATACCTGCAAGTATGGATACAAAAGGTGTAGATGTTACAACAGGCGGATACGAAGATGTTGTTAGCTTAGTAGAACAAGCAAGAAAAACTGGTAGATACGATGCAAACATAAGAGGTGATGAAGCAGGTAGATTTAAACAATCAATATATGATGTAGACTCTTTAAAGGCTGGTGATTCTATAGTTATATACCCAAGTGAAATAAGAACAGCTGGTGACGAACAAACAACTAGAGAACAAAGAGCTAAATATAAACCTTCAGTTATAACGATACCAGCAGGTTTAAACAGTAGGCGATCAATAGAAGCTTTCTTTAGAAAAGCTTACAGAGACTCTTTTGAAAATATGATTGTTGATGACGCATACATATCAGGACAAGGTGACGGCACAACGCCAGATAATCCACTAGTAACAGAATAAAATGAAGGAGACTATATTTGAGTTTTATCGTCAATATGCTCCAGACGTTAAGATTACTGATGATAAAATTAACGAGATAGAGACGTATTACAGAGGCGATGTAAATAGATTTATTAATGACTTTAAGAAAAAAGTCACTGACCCAAAGGGCATAACTCTTGACAGACAAGAGTCAGCCGCTATTGGTGCAAGAATATATAGAGCATATGAAGAGGCTGATGTAGATGCTGTAATAGAAAACGAAGAAACAGAAAGAAGATTACAAACTAAAGAAAAAGTTAAAGTCGATCCCGACATAGATCCAACAGAATTATTGGATAATTTTTATGATGGTACAAAAACACTCACACAAGACTACCATCATGTCAAACAATTACTTTCCCCATACGGTTTTAAAGTTAAAAAAGGTAACAGCTACAGCGAGACAGAGAAACGTCTTATGGAAGCTGGTAATGTAATGAACGCTCAGTTTAACGTTGAAGGTAAAAGATCTTTAATAATAACTGCACCTAACGGTAAAGAGCAAACCATACTACTTGATCCTACTGATCAAAACAAAAACAAAGAAATACTAACAGAGTTTTTTAACGCTAATGTTGATAGAGACTCTGATGCTTTTAAAAAAGGACAGTCAAAAATTAGATCTGTATATAGCGAGATAGGTAGAGATTACTATGACGCTGTTAAGTTAACTGACGCAGAAGAAGACGCTGTAATAGCATCTGCAAAAGAGGTAAACCTATTTGAAGTACAAACAAGTAGAATGCCTGGAACAGCACCTGGTACTCAAGTAACAACTACTTACATGCCGTATAAAGAAATTATTCAACAAGCAAAACTTTATTTAGCTGACAAAGAAGATAATAAAAACCCAACAAACGAAGATATAGAAAGAATAGCTAGGCAACTATACACACGTAAAGCTCTGTTTGATAAAAGAGCAGCTAAGGGTGATAAGTACTTATCAGACATAGGTAAAACTGAGATCTTTTCATCCTCTACAGGACTTCCAGTTTTTGATTCTGAGGCGGACCTTGAAAAGCAAGCGCAAGTGTATATAGGTGGTAAAGCTTTAGAATCATCAGCCGCAAAAAACCTTGAAAGTAGAATAGAAACTGTTGACTTGTTAAATCAAAACTTTGACGCTGACCCAGATGTTGTTGCATTAAATACTTTATTAGACAAGTATGATGAGCATGAAAACTCTCAGCAAATGATGTACAGCATGAATGATGGTGATAGAGAAAGACTTAGAGTTTTAAGTGAAAGAGTTAGTGGTAAAATATTTGATATCGATGCTGAAAGCAGAAACATATTAAGTAGTATTGATTATGTTGAAAATACATCTGAACAATTAGAGGTTGCTAGAAAATCATTTAATATGACCAAAAGGTGGTTTGATAAATTTGATCAAGCAACAGATAGAACTATAAATGACTTATGGACATTTTGGGGTAGAACAGCATCAGATGTAGATATGATATTAACAGCTGCTTCTAAAGCAAGTAAAGATGGTGGTGAATCACTAGAAAAAACACTATTTGAAGGTGGTGAACAAAACTCTGACTGGTTTAAAAAAACTTTTCCATCGCTATCAGACGAATCTATAAATAAGTTTAATATTGAAAGGCAAAAGCAATACCAAAAAATAGAAGGTAAATATAGAGAAGGTGTAAAAGATATTGGCACCGCGTTTCAAAAGGGCCGTGTTGGTGAATTAGCTTTTGATATGATTGCTGATTTTTTACCTATAGTTGGTACTATAGCTTTAACCTCTTTCGCAGGGCCATTAACTGGAGCTGCAAGATTTGGTAGTATGATGGGATTAGGTGGTGGTGCTAGAAGATCAGAGTATGACTTCGACGAATATATAAATCCAACAGCTGGCAAAACATCATTAGCACAAAAAATGTTTATATCCGCTGGTCATGGTTTAGCAGAATACGCGGGTGAAAGGTTAACAACATTTAAATTAGTTGATAATATGATATCACCTAGAGGTTTACCTAGAATAGGTAGCGATGAGGTGATAAAAGCACTTGCACCAACAGGTAGAAAATACTTGCAAAAAAACTTTCTATCAGCTGTTCCACTTGCTTTTGGAGCTGAAGGTTTAGGTGAAAGCGCTACTCAAGTAATGCAAAATGTTTTAGATAAAAGACCAATAATGGAAGGTGTACCTACAGCTTTTTTTGGTGGTATGATTATGGGTGGAGGTATGGGAATTGCAAGTACACTTCACGGCGCAGCTATAGCAAGCACTGTTGATAGTAAAACAAGAGATGGTTTAACAAAACAATATGAAGGCTTTCACAATGAAGTTAGTAGATTAGATGATCTAAGAAGAAGGCAAAATGATTTTAAATCTAGAACTGGAATTGACTCTAAAAAATATGACGAGTTAATTGAAGCGCAAAAAAAGAAAGTACAAGAGTCAGCTGATGCTTTAGATAAACAATATAAAATTTTAATACCTGAACTACCAGCTTTTAACAAAGCAATATTGGGTCAGATAATGCGACAAGAAGCTCTCATAAACCAAAAAAGACTAGAGTATGAAGCTTTAGAAAAGCAGTACAAAGATGGTGAAATAACAGCGGCAGAGCTTGATACTAGAAAACTAGAGATTGAAGTTGAGCTTGCTAAAGAAGATGGACTTATTGCTCATCTTGATGCAATAAAAAGTGGTAAGCTAAATCAATTTAAGCTATTAAAAGATTCTAAAGACAAGCAAAATGAAGATAAATATGATCAGTACATTGATGCCGCAAAAGCTGAAGGTGTTGAAAATGTTGAAGCTAGAGCTGAAGAAATGTTCTACGAAGACTTACATGATAGTCAAGTTTTAGTATATAAAAAAATAGCAAAAGAGCATAATAAAAAGAAAGGTAGAAGATATGACATGGAAGTTAAGTCCATGACAAAAGAGCAAGCTATAGAAAGAATAAAAGAGTCTGACAAAACAGAAGCTGAAAAAGCAGAGATAATAAGAAATATTAGAGAGGGCAAACAAAATGGTATACAGCTTGATTCTACGAATAGTAACGGCCAAAATATTAGAACAGCAATATCTATAAAAGAAAACGCAGTTAAAAATAGAAGAGCGTATACAATGCCACATGAGGTTATTCACGCTGTTGTTGATGATGCTTTAACATTTGATTCAAGCAAAGGTGTTGATACAGCTAGAGA